GACGTTCGCCATCTTCTTTCAGCTTAAGCTTTACCCATGCAGGTGGCATTAAGTTACCGTGCATAAGCATTGCCATGCAGTGAGGGTCAGGGTGCATAATAGCCGCAGTATTACTGTCTAAGTCTTCATAAACCACACAATATTCAGTGTCATGACGCTTGAGGTTCTGCTTTGCCCACTCAATGCGGTCAATCAGCTTTGTGCCTTTCCAAGCTACAGACCAATCAATCATGCCAAGTCTCCGTGAATTGAAACCCCATTGTAAGGACAATCGTAATCACTGTTATTGCTTGGAGATACAGTCTCAATGCCACAGCTTCCTGTAAGTGTTTCTTTTACCGTAAGGTTCATCATTCTGTAGCCGTTACTATCAATGTCTGTTCCTGCCGTGCCTGTTGCGCACCAATCATTATTGTTAAAGTCGTTGCCAATATTTATACGCCAGTTACCTGTTCCTCTATCTGTAATTGAAGTGTTGTTGTAGCTATCTCTTACACCGCCACTTTGGTTGTAATTAACCCAATGCTTTCCAGAGCCTTGACGCAGGTCAACATTAGTTCCAGAGCCACCCTCTGCTTTAGCGTATATGTTGCCACTGGCGTCGATGAGCATACGCTCTGTGTTAGCGGTTTTAAATGCTTGTGAACCTGAGCTTCCCGCATCATAGGTTGTGACGTTTCCAACTTGGTAAATAGAGTTACTGTTTGCGGTATTTCTAATCTGTAACCCACCAGAAGAATTATCTGAGGTTTGGGCAATATGTAACAGCGAACTAGGTGCTGCATCATTTATACCCACTCTGCCATTGCCGTTGATGCGGATACGCTCAACAGCATCAGAGCCTTCACCACCTTCACTACCATCGTGAGTATGGAAAGTCATATAACCGCCAGAGCCAACCGAGCTACTGGATTTGACACGAATACCACTGACAATAGTAGGGCCATCACCAGATGTGTCGTTGTTCTTCCAGTTAATAGCACCAATAAGATTGTTTTGCACATTTTGACCACTGCCTTCTATCTGAATAACAGGGCCATCATTTGCAGTGTTGTTTGTAAGGTGTAGCATTGTTTCAGGAGAAGCTTCACCAATGCCCAAGCATTCTGCACTCGCATCCCAGAAGAACTTTGGCGTTGTGCCTGTGTCCTCGTAGAAGCTGATGTCCTTATTGGTATCAATATAAATAGCATTAGTGCCCTGAGTTTGTAGTTTCAGGTCAATGTTGTTATTGATGCCGTAAGTTCCTATTTCTAACCTACCACTACCTGCGGCATTTTGTACTTTAAGAGGATAGTTAGTGGTTAAATTGTCTGAAGCAGTAATTGTT